TCACTCCACGGATATATATTATCAAAATCATTTTGAACAGCTGTTGTTCCCACTTGAGCGTTTGCTACAAGTCCAACAGCGTCCCTGATTCTTTCCCAAGCTGATGATGAAGTAGTCAATGACCTTTTAACACCATAAACTTTGACAATATTATCTACATTCTTATTTCCTGTATTAATACTTCCAACCATTATTCTTCCTCCTCTACTATATTCATCAATGAATATTTAAAAGTAATTTCAATATCTTCATTAGGAGCTTCAGTTGTAATTACCTTAAAGCCTCCGTCATAAGAATTAGTATAAGAAGAATTTAGTTTACATTGATTTTCAATATCTAAAATTCCATCAACAATAGTTTCAGCTGTGATGTCACTATTAATTATATCATATTCATAGTATCCTGTATCATCATTTTTAGTCCATTCAGTAGCTAAAAGTGTTTCTTGATAGCTAAAAGTACGAACTTTATATAAAAATTCAATACCATCTTCAATATTATTCATAACTTCAGCTTCTACAAGAGTTCCATCTTGAGCAACTTCCCCCGGGTCTTGTGTTAATTCTAACACATTCCCGTTTTGGTCTTTATACCTATTAGCATATTGGACTATTCTATCTAACCAAGTTGTTTTCTTATATTGTTTCATAAATTAAACTCCTCTCCACAATATATCAATCCCGCATATTGTTTTATTTTTACAAAGCCCGTAGGCTCTACATTATCAGGTTTAGCATATAATCCAATACCATTAGCTCCACAATAGAAAGTATGACATTTTCTTAATTCTCTAACACAAGATTCAATAATATATTTTATTAAATCTAGGTCTTTTTCTAAGATGTTTGCCTTTACATAATCCATCGTATTACTAAACTCTATCTCTTTATATTCTTCACCTAAATTCATACCATTCATTAAAGTTATAATATTATTTCTAATTCTATTTATTTCTTTAATATGAGGTATGTCTTTTACATTCCAATCAGTTTTTACACTAATTTCTACCGGAATATAAAATAATCCACTATTGTTTAGTAGATTCATTACATATTCACAATTATTTTCTATTCTATTCAAATCTTCATAATTATAAGCACCTTTAGTATTAGCATTAGTTGGGTCTAATCTAATTGTATCTACATCAGCCTGAGTTCTATCATAAATTGGTTGTATCCACATTCTCATCACCTACTTTTATAACTACACTACTACCGCTCCAAGCACCATTATAATTGATATTATTTTCTACTAAATATCCAATTAATTTGCTACTAAAGTCAGTTTCTATAGGTAGTATTTCTCTAGTATCTTTCAAAATATCTCCTCTATTATTGAAAGAGTAAATGTTTCGATTATTATACCAATTACCGATAAATTCTTTTAATTTAATACTTTTAGAGCTTTCTACCATTTGAGTGACTAAGTCATTCTTATATTCGATGTCTTCTCCATCAGCATTATATTGTTTAGAATCTATTGTTTGACTAACACCTATTTTATTACCTGTAATAATTAAAGATACAAGCTCATCACTATTATTAGTTATTTCTAGTATTGCATATCTTCCGTAATAAGTAGCATTTAATATAGTTCCACCTGTTATAGTAGCTTCTATATTAGTTGCTAAATCGTACTCAATTTCTATTGTAGTATTACCGCTTATTTCTAATGATTCATTTTTAAATAATTCACTAACAGCCGATTCTATAGAATAATGATTTATATATACTATTGAGTTATATAATTCACTTTGTACATTTACCACCGGTTTACTTGTGATAAAGTCATAATCCATTCCATCAGTATTTAAAACATATTGGAATGGTTGGATATTAATTATATCTTCTCTATCAGTATAAAAAATACAATTTCCTGTTGTAGAGATTATTTGCAATAATTGTCTAGCCTCTAATTTAGGTAAAGGAGCGTCAGTTTTCAACTCTTTCAATCCCTCCCATAAATTATATTGGCTACTATCTATACCATTATCACTTAATACATCTACAGCTAAATCATAAAGACTTCTACCATTAGCATTATATACACCTTTTTTATAAACCTTAGTTAAATAATTAATTAGTGTAGTAGTGCTAAATGTGACTTGATTTTCTCCAACATCAACTGACCCTGTCAACAACATTTTTCCACCTAGTACCCATTCAATAGTTCCATCATCTAATTCATAACCCCATTCGTAGCTAATAGGCTGTTGTTGTAGTATATATCTATACCACCCCTCCGGATTATCAGGATTAAATAATTTATTCATATTATCTATGGTAAATTTAAAAGTATGTGTTGGAAGCTCTGAGTTTATCATAGTAGTCTTTTCTTTACTCTCAGCACTTAAAATATTATCATCAGTATAAGTTTCCATAATACCGAATAGTAATTGATTTACTCTTATTCTTCGATAAGGTAAGCTAGATTCAACAAAATAAATTTCAATTCGATTCCATCTTACTAATTCCTCATTATCAGCAAATATTAATCTATCTTTATAACTATCTAAAGTATAATCTTTATCCATTATAAGAATATCATCTCTATAAGCTTTTACATTAAGCTTTCTAGCGTAATTCTCGTTAATACTATCAAATATCATACTCAATCCTAAAGTCGTCAAATAGACGCTAGAATGAAGTATAATACAAGCGTTTTCTTCAAACTGACAATTTTCATCACTCATAAACTCACTTATATAAGTTTGTTCTAATTCTTCACTACCATATATCGGCTGACTTCCATTAAGAAGCCAAAAGTTTTTTTCTAGTGTTGCATAGTTTTTAGTTTGAGGTATAGTAGCCTCTTTTATATTATTAAGATTACTAAATATTTCTTCAGTATTAGTTGATAAATCAGGATTAGTTTCAGGGTCAACAATATCAAAATTAACTTTCAAAAACCCAAGATTTCTCTTAGGTTTTTTAAGTTGTTTTATCATTTCTACGCTTGCCATATACTAATACCCCATATCTATAATGTTAACTTTAACATCTTTATATTCGATTGGTTTTTGAACAGGTTTAAAGCTATTATCCCATTTGCTAGGTGTAGCACTTAGATTTCCAAAATAAAATCTACGAACTACTACATCTAACTCCTCACTATCATAATAAGTTAAAAGCACTTCAAAATTAGCTACTTTCTTCTTTAACCAATTAACATCTTCTAAAGATAGTTTAGGAAAAACTAAATTGCTAAATTTATTAATTCGTCTATTTACAGGTTGAGCAATAGTTTTTCCATTGGTATTTCTCGTACCCTCTACTAATTGCTCATTTTCCTCTAAATATCCTATTGAGGGATTACTTGGTATAGACTCCCCATTGAATAAAAATAATGGACTTGAATTATTTTTCACTTTTTATCCCTCCTTAATAAGCAAACGATGGATTTTTTCCACCATTATAACCTTTATTATTTTTAGCTTTATCATAAACAATAACAATGTCGTCACCATCTATTTTAGTTTCTCCTGTGACTTCAACTTCTACCTTTTGAGATGATATATTGTTCATTCCTGATTCTTCAATAGCTTCTTTAAATGTTTCTTTCATCATATCTTTTGGAGATACAATTTCGGGATTAGTTCTAGCATTATTATATTCAGCAACTCTTACTAATGTTTCTTGACTTAAAACACCACCGGTTGCCAAACTAGGTATTTGTGGTACACTTATTAATTTAATAAGTCCTTTAAATGGCTCTATTCCTAAGAATGAAATATCTCTAACCGTCCTTAAGGCTGTATTAATAGCATTAAAAGGAATAGCTACTACTTTATTTATTCCAGCTATTAAAGTATTAACAACTTTCTTAAATGCGTTTGCTATACCATCTTTAATTCCACTAAATACCTTACCTCCAGCTGAGAAGATATTTTTTACACCATTCCAAGCATTACTAAATATATTTTTAAAGAATGAGGCTACTGATGAGAAGATAGATTTAATACCCTCCCACGCTTTCTTTCCGCCATTCTTAAGAGTGTTCCATAATCCTGAGAATAATGAGCCTAGAGCATTAATTATTCCCTTTATAAAATCTTTTATTCCATTCCAAGCCTTTTTCCAATCTCCTGTGAAAACTCCTGTGATAAATGTCATTACACCACTTAAAGCGTCAACAACACCACCGATAATTCCACATAAGCCGGCTATAGCTGGCTCTAAAATATTCATAATTACATTTAGGATTGATTCAATCATAGGACTTAAGAAGTTCCAAATTGACCCAATAGCAATTATTATATTTGAGATACAATTTAATATTTTATCAACTACAGGTGCTAAGTAAGTTTCGTACATAGTGACTACCCAAGCTATTATTTGTTGAACATAACCGAATAAATCTCTTATTATAGTCATTACAACATTTAAAGCTTGTTGGAATCCATCACTAATAAACCAACTCATTAACGAGTTTAAAATACTATTACATAAATCTTGAATTGAAATAAATATATTTGCTAAAGATTGAATAATTGCTGTTCCATTTCCTGCTGTAGTCCAAGCATTAGATATAGCCTGAGATAAATAACCAACGATATTAAACAAATAAGTCCATAGAACTATTTGATTTTCAACCATTTTTTGACCTGTTCCATTAGTCCATACGGACATAATAGAGCCAAAAACACTCATTCCTAGATTACCTAGTCCTGTAATAGCATTTTTAAATCCATCTATAAAGGCTTGACCTTTACTATCCCACGCTTGTTTTATTGGGTCAAATAAAGTTAATAATAATTGTTTAGCTTTATCTATCCAGCCAAATAAAACATCTAATTTACTTGTATCTACTTCACCAACGGAAATAGAACTATTTTCATCACCCGAAGAATCTTTATTAATAGTATGAAATTCATCTAAACTAGATTGAGCTTCACTCATTTTCTTAGTAGCTTTTGTTTGTTTATCAATAGCTTTAGCATTAGCTCTAGCTACTAAATCAACACCTGTAAGGGCTTTAACAAAAGCGTTAACATAACTTACTAATCTAGTAAATAATGACACTAAGTATTCTAGTATTGGTGCTAATAGACTTCCTAATACATTCCAACAATTTTGAATAGAATTAGATAATTGAGTATCAAAACTTAAATATGATTGCATAGCCCTACTAATCATACTAAACGCTGTACGGACACTTAATAAGGATAAAGCAAATTTCTTAATAGACTTAATACCATTATTAAAAGCTCCTGTCAAACTTTTACCCATATTTTTTGAACTTGATATGATTTCTTTAAATTTCTTACCAAATCCGGACATATTAGAGATAGCGTTTTTAACTGAGGCTTTTATTTTCCCAAAAGCTCCGTTCATCTCTTTTCCTGTGTTATTACTTTGACCCTGTAGCTTAATTAAACGATTATTAAGCTTTTCTATATCAGCTTCAATTTTTAAAGTGTCACCAACTTCAAATCCTAAGTCAGCCTGATGTAATTTATACTCTAATTCTTCTATTTGAGCTTTTAAATGCTCTTGTTGTTTAGATGTATCTATTACTGATTTTCCATAGCTTTTCATTTGTGACTTCATTTGAGCAACGCTCGAAGCACTATTACTAGCCATAGCTTTTGCCTGATTAGTCATTTGTTTCATTGGCTCTACACTTTTACTTACAGCATTTTTTACTTCATCAGTTATTTTTTTGATTCCGTCTATAGCGTCAGTAATATTAGCTCTAATGACTATTTCTAATTCTTCTATTGTAATAAGTCCTCACCACCATTTCTTTTAGTGATTCCTTATTATTCCTCTTTCTTCGTTTCTTGTTTCAACTCCTCAGTTAAATCTAACATTAGATTTATTAAGTCCTCTCCCTCACTAGCTTTTCTAGTATATATATTAGCCTGTTCTAGTTCTTCCTTAAATAATTCCGGATAAATGTCTTTAATTAAACTAACATTTTTAGGATTCTTAGCGGTAAGTCCAGCATTGACTAATTTATTACCTAGATTTTCAGCTAGTCTTATGTTTTGTTTTATTTCAAACTCACATTGGAGAGAACGAGATTCCACATATAGCTTAACTTCTCTATAAGTAGAATCCCAAAACTCGTGAGGTTTCATTCCAAAACGATAAGCTAAAGGCTCTAAATCATATATAACATCTATATAATCTAGCCTTTGTATCCTTTGAACTCCTCGGCTACTACTTCTCCCATCACTTTTTCCGCTGTGTTGGAAATTACTTGGTTGATGTCGAAGTTGGCTAGTGGGTTGTTCATTTGACCCTTTAGTTCTTCCTCCGTCATCTTCTTCCCGAAAAAACTTTTATCATTTATCTCCTCAGCTATTAACTGATAGACAGCTTCATAGTCTTTTCCGTTTTCATTAACCCAATCTTCAACTATTTCATAAACTTTATTAACATCTCCATTTAAGACTTTTTTAGTTTCTTCATCAGCTAAAGACATAAGAATTTCAGCTAAAAATTCAAAATCAACATTATTTAAAGCTCTAAAAAAAGCGTCCCTTAAATTTTTAACCTTATGCTTTTTATTAATTGCAACTATTTTTCTCATAGTTGCTGTGAAAGAATATTCTTTCTCTTTTACAATTAAAATCATTTTAAATAAAACCTCTTTCCTTTTTATTATTCAGTAGTTTCTTCTATAACTTCTTCAGTTGTTTTAGATTCCTTACTTTTCTTACTTTCTTTCTTAGATTTTTCAACAACTTCTTCAAATCTAGGATTTTTAAGGAAATGTTTGATATGTTCCTTATTAGAGATATACCAAATATTTCCTGTTTTAATTTCCTTAAATTTTTTCATTAGTTAACCTCCTATTATTCAGTTGGTAATCCTAAAGTTTCTTTAACAGCTGAGTTTCTATAAAGTGTTAAAGTATCTTTAATAATATCTCCAGCTGTAATAGTATCTCCTGTTAAATCCATTTGAGCTGAGAAAGATTTTACTAATGGTTGTTGTCCCTCAGCACAAGTAGTTTCAGGATAACGAATAAAGAAATATCTACTTTCATTACTATCAGCTACAGCTTTTAATTTAGTGTGTTGGTCTTGTTTATACAACACAGGAATAGCTGGAGTAGTAGCTTTTTTACTTCCTTTACTTTGTTCTTCTCCGTCCATATCAGTTGTTTGATATGTCACAGCTTCAGCTGGGTCTTCAACAGCTGGGATTTCCTCTGTGTACATTATTAAATCTAAATCTTCTTCAGTAGGAAATTCCTTTTCACTCATATAAATTTTAGTTAAAGTACCTGTTTTAGGTGTCATAATAAATTCCTCCTTTTTTTATTATTATTTAACTCTCTCTAAACTATTTGTCATAGCATTATAAAACACCTCATAATTACCGCCATAACGATGACACTTTGTGATTTCGTCATATAGGTCTATAGGTGTTCCAATTCTTGTAAAATTATATCCTCTTAATTTACTATCAACTTCATCAATTAAAGACATACTATTAGTTTTTCTTTTAGTCCACGCTTCAATAGTGATTGTAAACCTAGATAATATAGGCATTGTTTCTCCGTTCTTTTCATCATATCTCACAGGAGATTGAACTACTAGACACGGAAACACACTCTCAGCACTAGGATTTTCAGCTACAACTTCACTTATTATTTCTTCTAATAATCTAACAACTAAATCATAGAAGTCTTTTACTTTAAACTCAATCATTTTAATACCTCCGTTATTAGTTTTCCTATTCTCTCATTTATTAGGTCAGCGGATTCCTGACGAGAGGAAGCCGAAGCTGGACGCATAAATGGATATGGCTGAGTAGCAAACATAATATAGTATAATTCACCTTTTATATTTATTACTCTTTCAGGACTAAACTTTTTATCTACCTTATCAACAGGCAAAAACCAATACCTAAATCCACTTTCAATAAAGGTTTTAGTTTTACCTATATGTGGTAATTCAGCTTGAGTTCCTGTTCCATACTCCAAAAATGGAGCATAAGAAAATAAATCTTTGTTAGTATATACTCTACCGACTACTTGATTCTTATTAAAATCAATAACTTCAATAGGAATAAGTTTCTCATCTTTAGAGCCACGCTTGTTTTTTAAAGCTTTCTCCTGAGTATTTTTTAAAGAATCTTCTAAACCTAACTTAGTTCGATTAGGAAGTTCTTTTATAAGTTTAGCCATTTTCTTTTCAAAACTATCTAAACTTTTCTTTTCCCATTCAATTTTAAACATATCTAATCTCCGTTATTAGTTATTAAAGTAAATAAAGTTGTTTTTCCAATCTTAGGCTTATTTTCTACAATATAACTAGGTTTACCATTTACAACTTGTTTTGTTGTTTCATCTATTGTTAGTTTTTCAAAAGAAATTCCATCACCTTTATTGATATTAACATCTCTATCTATACGAAGTTTGATTATTTCATAGTCTATCTCACCAGCACTATTTCGATTTAATTCATCTAAATCTTGCTGTGGATTCAAATAATCTTCACCTTTATAAAACCAAGTAGTTTCATATTCTCCACTAACTCGTTTTTTTACAGGTGAATATATGTATAAAGGTTTTAAATTTTTTAATCTCATTTAATTACCCTTACTTTTCTTACATCTTTTGCTAATTTTTCTTCTATATCAACATAAGATGTAGATAAGCTTCCCTCAGTTGAGCTAGAGCTACCCTCGTCACCTCGTCTTAAATAAGCTTCTTTAACAGCTGTATAAATATATGGATATAACTTTTTATCATCAATTTTACGATTAGAATTATCAGAGGCAATAGAAGAATAGAGCTCGATATAATTCTCTATTATACTATCATCTCCGTTTTTAAAGTTTACGCCTAAATCAGCTATAATCTTTGCTTTCATTCTACCGCCCTCCAATTCTATTTAATTATTCTTCATCTTCATCAGGAATTAAAGAAAGTAATTCATCTTTTTTCATATCTTCATTACATTCAATTCCTAATTCAGTTAAATAAGCTACTAATTCCTTTTTAGTATAGTCTTTAATAGCTTTATTAGTAGATTCATTAGAAGCTTTAGCCCCTACTACTTCAAAAGACTTATTAGCTTCTAATTGTTCCTCTACCCATTTATTTTTTGGAGTTAAGATAACTCCTGTTAGTTTATTTTTAAAACTTTTCATATTTTTTCCTCCATTTTCTTTTTTTTTTAAATAATACCTAACTTATATTAAGCTGTTTTTTTAACTAATACTAAGTCAGGTGTAACACATTTAGTTCCCATATCTACGAACATACCGAATCCAATAGCTTTAGATAAACCAATTTGTGCTGGATTATAGATAACAGGGTGTTTTGGTTGTGCTACAGCACCATCAATAAATACGATGAAATCTACTCCCTCAGGAATATTTACGCTACTAAATACATCTACTCCGTGGAATCTACCAATTTCACCGATAGAAGTATCGATATTTGATTTAGATGTTTCATCTAAATAATCTCTCATATCATTATAAGCGTCTTCACTAAAACCAACTTTGATTAGTTGTAGAGGTACACCATTAACAAAACTATTTTTAGTCTTTTTCAATGTAGAAATAGCTTTACTTACAATTTTATTAATAGCTGTTTCAGTACAACTAAATTCAGTTCCCTCATCTACCATAGCTTGGAAGAACTTAACATCATTATCAATTCCCATAACCATTTCGTGATTAGAAGTTCTTTTCTCGATTAAACCATTAACACCATACATAGTTATGTCTTTTTCTTCTACTTCTTCTAAATATTCCATATCATCATTAATTTGAACAACTACATTTTGAGCTTTAATTTTTTGAGCACTACCTCCAGCTCTAGCTGTTCCATATTTTTGACCTTGGATATTAGCAAATCTTTTTGCTTCAACACTACCACTTGTTGGGTCACCGCTTAAATCTTTATTAGAATATAAACCAGCAACTGTTTGAGTTGATATGTTATCTATTACCTTTCCATATTCTTCAGCTAATTTGTCTTTAGCTTCTTCACCTAATAATTCAATGCTTAACGCACCTAATCTACTTGTATCCATTATTAATCACTCCTTTTCTTATTTTTTAAAATACATTTGGGATACTTTTCTTAGTTCCGTTGTTATTTTGATTAACAACACTTCTAGGAGTTGTTTCTTTTAATCTCTTATTAACTTCATTCTCTACAGCACTATCAAACACTTTCTTTATGTTTTTAATAGTAGGCTCTACTTGTTCAGCCTTAATGTTTCTAAAATCAATAAGACTCAATAAAGAAACATCTACCTGAGTTTCAGGAGTATTAGCCATTTTAATTGCTTCTTCTTTTAATTCATAAGCATTTAATTTAGCTTCAGCTTCCTCCTGTTTTTTACGAGCTTGTTCTAACTCGTATGCTGTTCTTTCATCTTCTTTCATCTTAGCTAACTTTTCAGCTTCAGTTTGTTTTTCTAATGCTTCAGCTTCCCATTTAGCTTTAGCTGTTTCTAAAGATTTTTGAACTTTTTTATCAAATTCACTTTGATAATTAGATTCTTTTAACATTTCGTCAAAAGTTTTAGGTGTTTCAACACCTGTGTTTGGAGTTTGTTGTTGATTATTAACATTCGTATTAGTGTTAGTATCAACTACAGCCCCTTTTTGATTATTTGTGTCCATTTCTATTCCTCCTTTGCCCCAAGCCATTTACAATAAATTGTCCCCAGCTCATTGCTACACACAAAATTTCTATTTATTCAGCCTACAATAGAAAAAGGCATTAAAAAAAGGAATGTAGCTATCATTCCTCTTAATAATCAATAATTATCCGTGCCTAAACCCACACACGCTTAGCTACCCCGATAATGAATCATCATTTTACCTAAGTCGATAACCGGTAGCATTTCCACCAAAAAAGCACTAAATTACTTAGTGCTTACCTTTTTATAATATCCTTTTACCTTTTCTCTAAATTGATTCTCTTTTAATAGTCTATTATCGTGAGTGTTAGAGTCATCAAATAAAGAACAGGCTTCATTGATGTCATCATATACATAAATATATTCTTTTTCTAAATCATCAATATTGACTTTAGAATATTCTTCATCAAAATCATAACAAAACTTATCAGCTTCATATTCACCATTGATAAAGGATTCTATCATATCATTTAATTCTTTATTCATATTTCTCCCATTCCTCCTTAGCTATATTTCTTCTAACTATTGTAATTACTTCTTTATTATCTTTGTCTTGAATAACAACTAATTTATTATAATACTTAATATCTTTCATAGTATCAACTTCATAGTAATTAGCTTTATTATTCATAACATCAATTAATTCTTTTTCAGTAAATCTTACTTTAGTTTGTTTTTGACCTAAGAATCTATTTAAAGCGTGAGCTGTCATTTCAACATCTCTTTTTCTAAAATCATAATAAGTTTTAATCATCTTTTGTTTATACTTATTACTATAATCCTTATTAGTCTTGATAGTGTTGATTGTCACCTTTTCTCTTAAGGTAGAATCATACCAACCACTACTATTATACTTCATTTTTTCAAATTCTTCAAAACTCTTAGGGATTCTTGAATTTAATGACTTTCTTAATTGCTTATGCTCTAGCTTATCAGCCATTTTTATATCTTCCCATTGATAAGTAATAGTAGAACGACAATAGTGATAGTGGTCGTCTATAGGTGGAAGATTTATACCTTTTAATAATCCGTATATATCATATTCCACCATAGCTCCCGCTTCATCACTATATCTTTTAAATTTATTTCTACCTGATACACTAAATATTTGATTATTTAATGATTGACACATTCTAGTAGTTCGACTATCCATTTCAGCAATAAATCTAACTCTATTAGCGTCATAATCTTCACCAGCTTTTAATAATGCGGTATTTCCTATATCTATTACTTGATTTTCTAAAGCTCCGCTATATTTATCACCATTGATAGATAAATACTTATTTTGTTGTTTTTTGATAGTATTTTGGAACACATTATCATATATATCTAATTTTCTCTTTTGTTGGAGATGTATCATAGCTTGTCTTTTTATTTCTTGAGCATTAGTTAATCCTAAGGCTTCAATATAAGTAATCCATTTATTACCTCTAGCATTAGGTAAAGCTAACAAAAACCATATATATTCCCAAGTTAAGCTCCATTTTTTCTTTTTCTTAGGCTTTATTTCCTTAACTCCCTGATTATATAGGTCTTGTCCTATTTCAGTAAATAACACTTTCTCATACTCATCTAATTGGCTTCTTTCTTTAACATAAGCACCCCATAGCAATATATCTAACATTTCTTCATTAGTGATATATCTTTTTCTTAATAATTCATCAACTTTATATTTAAAATATCCTGTTAATAAATTAGATTCTTCCCATTCTTCTATAACTCTCAATAATTTCTTTCTTTGAGCTGTTGATATAGGCTTAGTTAAATCTAAAAAACTATAACTAATGCTATTAAATATGTCTTGTATGCTATCCTGAGTTCGTGAACTTATCTTTTTATATACTTTCAAATACTCTGTTAATTTTTTATCAGTATTTTTCCAACGATTACTAAGTATTGTATTGTTATTCATTTATAACACCTACTTTACTTCAGTTTTATCATTCACGCTTGCGTCTTGTTTATTGTTAGACGCATTTTCTTGATTATTTGCGTCTTCTTCATCTTTTTTATTTTCTA